CTCTAATAGCGTCCTTTTCTTTTGTAACATTGGACGTACGAGTTCTGTCCTAATGATCTTCCTAAGGAAGAATTCATATAGGAATGTAATACCTGTTCTGGACTTATGTGTTTTTGATTTATTTTGTACAAATCCTACTTGTTCCAGAAATTGTTCGTAAGCTTTATATGTTTCATCTCGCCAGTTGGCAGCGTGATCATCACCAAATATTACCGTACTCTTCAGGTTTCTTAACCTATCATCTGGTGTGAGTGACGTTGAGTTACATGCCTGTGTAGCACAATATATATGGAGCCAATTTAATATAGAAAAGGATAGAGGCATTCCCATTTGGGTACCTCTATTCGTTAAACATATGAAATCATAAAAAGAATCCTGGTTTCTGGGATTCGTTAAAAATGTAGTATTTATTTTATTTTCTAGATTGTATTTTTCGTTAGATTTAGTATTAGTATATGATTTCTTTTTCTTTATAATACGTAGTGGCCCCACCGATTTCATTGCTACCTCGAGCTGCCGTGTGTTCCAACCGAGCGCCTCGGCCATACCTTCTATCACTGCTTCAGCACTAGATCTTTTAATATAATTTGTTGCTGATTTAAGATCTGAAGCAAATAGGTATCTATTGGGATCGTCTGTGATGGTGTTCAATCTGCGCTCTATAGCGCCAAAATTGTTATTGAACCCGTCACGACAGAATGGGTGTCTTCGTGTGATTTTTGTCATTTGGTCAGATAGTGGTTTTAATATTGCATTAAATCCAGCGTTTCCTACGCCTACCACCCTTGCCTTATGACCTTTCGCACCAATTGTTGAGAGTCGTATCTGGGGAAATTGTGTAATACAATTTTGGCATTGCTTCTTTTCTTTTAACATTCTGATCGCTTGTCTTTCTCTAATTTTCTTTGCCCATAATCTTAAATTGGGCCGACAAGTACATCTAAGTCCTAATGCCTCATATTCCCTACTGATTACGAGTCTCCAATCATTTGTAGTTACCTGTGGATGGACATTATGGCCTTCGAAGTCGTGGATTTCGCCTGATAATATGGCTTGACCAACTTTTCGTAGGCCCTTTTCATCAAAAGTTACTTCCGGGATAAAACCTATAATATTACTTTTCTTTATTTTGTCCTGGACTCGTCTCCTCAGGTATTCATACCCACCCCCCTTTGATTTAGGG